AATAACAACGTCACCAGCACTGAACCAATCATTGCAAATTTGAACTTTTGGCAAATGTTTGGCCCACTCCACACTTTGAATATCGCGCTTGTCTCGATAATAAAGATCGTGATTGCCAGGAATAAAATATACCCGATCAAAGTTGTCATTCATGTGCTCCAAGGCCCGGAGACTGTAACTCAAGGTAACAATATTTAAGCTGGCCCGGTTGTTGTGCCAGTCGCCAAGAAACATACAGGTCTCGCAACCCTCTTCCTTGGCCTTGGCAGTGGCCCATTTCACAAAGTCCAAACAGTCGTCATTGTGTGTTTGACTGTTAGACTTCAACCCAAAATGTATGTCTGTGAAGACCGCAGCCTTTTTAAATAGATTAGTCATCTACCTAGTATACTACTCTTCGTAGGTAGTTACAACCGGACCGGACATGGCAGCCATGCCAGCCTTGCCAGAGTTCTGACGTGTCCATGAAGGATTCAAGCCATTCATTTCAAGAATGTCATCACGGATATTTTGATTTTTCTTTTCAATGTTTAGGATACGAGTAAAGCTGTTGGTGATAGCAGCAGTATAATACGCAAAAGGATTTTGCGATTTTGATTCGTCGAATTGCAGTCCGATCTGACTGAGTTGTAACAGTGCTTGTCCGCGCATTTCTTCATTGTAGGTGTATCCTCTCCAGTTGCTTCGGGTAGCATAACGCTCGCACAGTTTCATAAACATCATGGCCAGTTTGCGTGTCATGTTGCCATGATCCTTGGAAAACTCGCCAGAATCCAAATCTCCCCGCCAGTGACTTTTGCCCACCAGCATAGGGGTCTTATTTTCGTCCAGTCGGTAATGCCAAAACGGGGGAAAGTTAACTCTCATGTGTGTGGGATTCAACACAACATCCTCAACAAGATCCGCCAATGTATCTTCTACTACATCATCCAGGTCCAAGATGTCTTCAATCTTTTTCTTTTTGGTGGCAGTTTTTGGTATTTTCTTGGGCGCCATGGGTATGTGTTCCCAGGTCATTATGCGAAAAACCACTTCTGTATTGGGTATTTTTTTAGGATCAATCACTAGACCAGTTTCACGTTTGTGACGGTCTGCACGAACACGGCGTGCTTCGGCCACGGTCTTTTGATTGATTTTGTCCACTGATGGCAGGATCATGTCAAACTGATGATCAGTTGTTCTGTCTAGAAATGAGCAGTAGGTATTTTTGCTTAGATGTATTTCTTTCAAGATGTCACGGTTGTTAAGGTAGTTGACCTTGGCCGCAGGTTTTGCAATTAACGTCATTGGTGGGGGTTCTCCAGATATGTACTTATTGTAGCATATCTACAACATTTGTCAACCTCTTCTTAAACTACGTGGTTAAAAAATTGGGTAAATAAGGCATAGGAATAAGAAATGGCCACCACAAACGCCCCTGCTGAACAAAATCCCGCAGTTGACCCAGAACTGCCGCAGCCATCAACAACCATAGCAGGACCGCCTGTAAGGGATCCTGCACCATTGCCCCCGGTTGTGCCTGCTGAGGTGGATCCATTTGGGCCAGTGGTCAATGTTGATCTTACTCGACAACCCGAACCTGTGCCTACTGTGGCTCCAGGTGCTGACTCGCCATTTGGTGGTGTGTTCTTCAACGATGCAACTGCACGAGCTCCTACACCTGTGGCTCCAGGTGCTGACTCGCCATTTGGTGGTGTGTTCTTCAACGATGCAACTGCACGAGCTCCTACACCTGTGGCTCCGGGTGCTACATCACCATTTGGTGGTGCGTTCTTCAACGATGCAACTGCAAGAACTCCTGCACCTGTGGATCCTGCAGTTGATCCTGGTGTTACATCACCGTTTGGGGGTGCAGCCTTCAACAATGCAGCCGCAAGAAATCCTGAAGCAGCAGTAGATGCAGTGGCCGCTGCCGAAGCAGCTCAGCAGAGAGCAACAGAAATACGACTACGAGAACAACAAGCCATACAAGCACAGTTCCAATCTCCGGCCAACGGCGACTGGCGTGTGAAATTAAAATTACCGCCAGAAGCCACGTATCTGTACAAAGACGATACGCAGCAGTCAATTTTAGCTCCATTGGCAGCCAGTGATGGCGTGATATTTCCTTACATGCCCGATATACAAACCACATACAATGCCAATTACGACACTACAGACTTGACACATTCAAACTATCGTGGATACTTTTATAAAAATTCATACGTAGGCGATATTGGTATCACTGGAGTGTTTACTGCGCAAAACACTCAAGAAGCCAACTATCTTTTGGCAGTGATACATTTTTTCCGGACAGCCACAAAAATGTTTTATGGCAGCAAAGATAGCCAGCGCGGTACTCCGCCACCATTGGTGTATTTGTTTGGGTTGGGGCAATATCAGTTCAATGCACACCCTTGTGTGATTCGCAGTTTTAATTATAACTTGCCTAGTGACGTAGATTACATTAGAACCAAACCCAACAACTACAATGTCAATTTCAACAATACTTTGCCCAAAACACAGAGTGGTAACAATCCTATATCTGCTGTGATCAATCGACTGAGAAATGCTCTACTGCCCAAAGGCGCATTGCCCAATACTCCGCAAGAGTTATTGACCGTGAGTCAAAGTGTCAGCAACATAGACAATTCAACTTATGTGCCTACCAAGATCACAGTTCAAATCAATTTGCTACCCATACAAACACGAGACCAAGTCAGTCAACAGTTCAGTGTCAAAGAGTTTGCCAATGGTAATTTGCTCAAAGGAGGGTTCTGGTAATGGCCAATTATGATGCAACCAGTCCTTATTTTGCCACAGGGTACAATCAATTTTATCTTGACGTCATGGTGGACAGACCCTTGCCCAAGGAAAGTGACGATTTGAGTTTTACTATCAACCTCACTTATCAGTATAGACCTGATTTGTTGGCGCATGACTTGTACGGCGATGCTCGACTGTGGTGGGTGTTTTATCAACGCAACCCCAACACACTTACCAAACCGCCCTTGGATTTTACAGTGGGTACCACGATCTATCTGCCCAAGATCACCACACTTAAATCTGTGTTGGGATTCTAACATATGGCCTACGGTACCCCACCACCCAAACTGCCCAACCCCGAAGACCAGTCACCATCATGGAAAGTAGAGATTGATGGTATAGGCAATCTCACCCAGGATGATGACAACACATTATCTGAGAACATAGTTACAGCCACTCAGACTCAAGCCAATGTAGCCGGCAATCTCACAGCCTCAGACGACATTACTCCGCAACCCAATGTTTTAGATAGATTTGCCAGTTACACCTACAGTGCCAGTGTATATTTGATGAGCAATGTGCAATATCAGGCATTTTTACGAGGATCAAAAAAGAATCTCAACGGATATTTTTTGTTGTTTCAAAGCGGCGGCGCACCTACCAACACGTCAGGCGGATTCTTAGGCAAACTTGCAGGCATGAAAATTGATGGTGACACTGGTGGTGGACCTGCCCTTGACGAAACAGATCCTGACTTTGGACGCAACCCTGCGTTCCCTCAAGATTTTTACATTGATTCTATTACCATAGAAAATGCATTGCCTGGCAAACTAACACAAAGTCCGCATTTTGTTACTGATTTAAAATTCACAGTAGTAGAACCGGGCAACATCACACTGTTGGATAGATTGTATCGAGCAGTTCAAGATGTGGCTCAGGTTGACAACAACAATGAGCCCATTAACTACACTGCCGCAGCATATCTCATGGTCATACGGTGGTATGGTTATGATATCAACGGTAATCAAATAGCAGTTGGTGCTGCTGACCCCAACACAGGATTAACTGATCCCAACGCTGTGGTAGAAAAATTCATACCATTTATTATTACAAACATTAATTGGCAAGTAAGTTCAAGGCTGGTCACATATGACTTTGAATGCGCACCCATAGGTCAATGGGTTGCTGGCAGCACACGTCGTGGTACGATACCTTTTGATGCAGAATTTTCTGCAAGAACTGTTAGTGAATTACTAGGTGACAATTTAAAATATGTGTCATCAACTGCACCTGCTGATAATCCAGGAGCAACCACAACCACTGGCGGCAATTCTTCAGGTGGGGTATTTGGCAATCCAAACTACTCGCCATCAGCAATCGCTGGGTCAACAACACCGGCGCCGCCCAAGGCATCAACTGCACCTACTTCGTCATTGACCATTAAACAAGGTCTTATGGGAGCCATGAACGCATATCAACAGCAACTGGTCAAAGACGGCATCTATACTGTAGCCGACACTTACGCCATTGAATTTGGAAAACATCCAGATTTTCCAGAGTATGACATCGGCGAGTCGTTATTGAAACTAACAGGCAATGTAGTAACACAAAGCAACACTCCCATGGGGGTCGCACCCAGTCAAAATGCCAATCAAGCCTTGTCTCCAGCAACCAACCCCATGAACAGTGTTGCACGTAAATGGTCAATTACTTCTGGTATGCAATTGGTTCAAGTGATTGACCAGGCTGTTAGAAAAAGCAGTTACATTTACAATCAACAGTTGACGGTGATAGATGCCAAAACAAATAAAGAAACCGTCAACCCAAACGCAACAAAAAAACCCATGATGTGGTTTGAAATTTCCATGGAAGCGTATCAAGGCAAGTATGATCGAAAACGCAATGACTTTGCCTATGATGTTATATTTTTTGTAACACCGTATCCTTTACAAAATTTTGATTCAAAATATTTTCCATTAACCGAGTTCCGCGGAATACACAAAGCATATCCTTACTGGTTCACTGGACAAAATACTGCGGTAATAGATTTTACTGCCAGCTTCAACAGTCTGTACAATGTAACAGTAACTGGTACTAAAAAAAGCGAAAGTGGAGCAGAAATTATACGAGAGTCAACAACTGCTAGTATGCGAGAAATTCCGTTTTACACTCATGCCCCCAGTAGTACAGAAGATAGGCAAGGCGAAGAAGGCCGCGCACTTGAAGCACAAGCCAATGCTGCTGAATATCTTTACAGTCCTGGTGATATGGGCACATGTAATTTACGAATCATTGGTGATCCTGCTTGGATTCAACAAGGCAGTATATCTGGTGGGGTTAGTCTTAAAGAATTCAGTTACTCGGCATTTTTACCTGACGGTAGCATAAACTTTGACGCACAGCAGGTGATGTTTGAAATATCATGGCAACGTCCAAACGATTATAATTTAAACACTGGACTAGCAGATCCTTATGCTGGTGGGAACACAAAAGATCGACTGCCAATACAAAGCACAGTGTATTCTGCACAGAAAGTTGTGAGTGAATTTAGACAAGGAAAATTTGAACAAACCATTGAAGGCGCATTGTACATGTTTCCCAAACCTGATGGCACAAATACTGTAGGAAAATCAGTAGCGACCAATAATGGAAACAACGAAGGTACAACAGAAACTGCTCAACTGACCAGACAAAATGCACAATCACCATCCGCGGAACTTGCCACGGCAGAAACAACAGCGGCAACAAATTTTAATAACACTTTATACAACAACATAAGAACTTCGGCAGCATTCACAAACACTGGCACAATACCAGTAGCATCAGCACCTTTAAACAGTGTTGGGGTGTCAGCCTCACTATCGTCGTTGCAGAACAACAACTTTAATATAGGCCCATCAGCGTACCCACAAGCACCCACAGGGTCGGGAGTCAACCCTATTGTATTCAGTGACAATTCTCCAGAACCGTTGAATACCAACCCGTTTGCCAACGCTGGGCGCACACAGACCATAGTTAGAGAAGCATAAGGAGACATTTTGTCAGAAGATATACAACGCAGCAAAGGTAGACCAACCAATTACAAATTAGATCGTGGCGGCGTACCTACGGAATTTGGACCTTTTGTGGGGATAGTCAAAAACAATGTAGACCCAACTCGTAGTGGAAGGTTACAAGTTTATATTGAAACATTTACCAGTGGCGATCCTGAGGATTCAACCAAGTGGACCACTGTGAGATATCTGCCAGGATTTTTTGGCTACACTCCTGCAGGCAACACAGCCAACACAGGGGTAGGTGATTATACACAAAATCAAAATGCATACGGCATGTGGTTTACACCACCAGACATTGGCATTAAAATTTTGTGTGTTTTTGCCAATGGTGATCGGCAGTTGGGATATTACATTGGTGTGGTTCCTGATGACGGCCTAGGACACATGGTTCCTGCTATTGGCAGCACCACTCAGTATGTGGTAGGCAATAAAAATCAAGAAACATATTTTGCCAATGACAAACTGCTGCCAGTAACAGAAATCAACACTAATAATATTGCTATTGTTAATTCTGGAAGATTTTTTGATCAAGAAAAACCAGTGCATGCTGTGGCTGCTGGCGTGTTATTCCGACAAGGGCTCAACCAGGACATAGAACGCGGTCCAATACGGTCAAGTAGCCAGCGAGAAACACCCAGTGCTGTGTTCGGTATCAGCACACCTGGAATACCTGTTTATCAAGGAGGCATGAGTCCCAATGATATTCGTAAAAAGATTCAAAACAGAGAATTAAACCCACAAGACGCACAAGTGATTGGTCGCATGGGTGGCCACACCCTTGTGATGGACGATGGTGACCTTGACGGTAACAATGCCTTGTTTAGATTGCGAACTCCCAAGGGTCATCAGATCACAATGAACGACTCAGGCGATTTCTTTTACATAACACATGCCAATGGGCAAACATGGTTGGAATTTGGTCGAGAAGGCACAGTGGATGTGTTCTCGACCAACTCAGTGAATATACGTACCAACGGTGACATCAACATGCATGCTGATCGTGACATCAACATGTTTGCTGGCGGCAACATACAGGTCAAAAGCACCAAAAGCACCACAATAGAAGCAGTGACAGATTTGAATATTTCTGCACAAAACGACTTTAAAATCTACAGCAAAGCCACACTGGGGGTCAAAGCAGATGGCACTATGGCTGTACAAAGTGCTGACGGATCATGGAACGGCGGCGAATCATTATTGTTCACTGCAGGTGGCATAGACTTGAATGGACCCGCGGCTCCTGTGGTCACTGCTCCCAAACCCATTGCTACAATTGAATTGGACGACACAACATTTAACACCAGCAACGGTTGGGAAGTTGACGAAAAAGCATTAAAAACTATTGTGCCCCGAGCACCCACACATGAACCGTATCCGTATCACAACAAGGGCGTTGATGTAAAAATAAAATTAGAACCAGGACAACCTACACCACCACCGGGTGCTGTGCCTGTACCTGCTGGATGGAATTTTAAAGCAAAATGAGCACATTTACTTTTGATTTCAACGGACAAACATTTGAAGTTCAAGGACCGCCTGGTGCCACTGAGGCTCAAGCCCGAGCAGTGTTTGAACAACAATCTAAAACTGGTGCCTTGGTCGGGCTTGAGTCCGGTGATGTATTAAACGCAGCCAAGCAAGTTGAAGGTGGTCTTGCGGCTGCGGCAGGGCAAGTTTCACAAGCACTTAGTGGCGTTCCAGGACTGTCTTCGGGGGCATTGGGCACAGCATTTAGTTCAGCAGGCAAAGAATTTTCTTCAGTATTTGGGTCAGCAACCTCTGTGGCACAACAAACATTGTCAGGTATTACCAAAGTCATCAGTGGAACTCCAGTTACAAACGGCATTAACCTGGCTGATTTTTCCAAACAAGTACCATCGTTGACTTCTATAAGCGGACTCAGCGGTATAGATGTAAGGTCAGCCATGTCTCAAGCGTCAACCTTGGTAGGACAAGCCACATCACAATTCAGTGACGCCACAGGGGTAGGTAAATTTGGATTTGATGCGTCCCAGTTAGAAAACGCTGGATTGTTAAAAACTGGAACAGTGACATCGTTTCTCACTCAAGGTGCCAACTCATTGACCAGTGTGTTAAAAAGTCCTGCAGTGTGGACCGGCAAAGATGGTATTAACAATCTTGATAGTTTGTTAGGCAACCCAGCAATACAAAATTTAACACAACAAAGTCTAATGAGCTCAGGATTAAACATAGTCAAACAACTAGGAATTCCAGTTGACCAACTCAATCCCAAGGCATTAGCAGGAGTCGCATTGAATGCTGCCAAGAGTCCAACAGACACACTGGCCTGGGCCAAAGGTGAACTGCCTGCAAACTTAAAGTCCCAATTTGACACCTTGGCCAAAGACGCATCATTTGCTGTGGATTTTGCTGACAAAAAACTCAATGATGCTGTGGCACAATTGGCGCCACCAGGGGAGGCTGAAGACACAGTGGATCGTGCCACTTTGGATGCTGCTGTGACACGAGTGTTTGGTAATGACAAAATACCTAATTTAGACTATGGCGGACCTGTTCCGCCACCACCACCATTATTTGCTGAAAATAAAAGATTAAAAGCATTGACTGCAGATCAACAAAATAAATTGTCTGAATTAGCAACACAAGAAGTCACGGCCAAAACAGCCAACATATTGATTGCACAATATGACGCTATCATGAAATATCTGAATGGTATTGCCAAGGATTATGCATCGTTACAAAGAGATGTAGCAGGCAAACCGTACACTGAATTTATTGCTGAAGTAGATAATAGGTTGGCACTGGTATTGGCCTTGATTGATGATATAAGAAAATTGTACTTGCCAAACCTGCGTAGAGTCAGAGGCGGGTAATCCATAAATATTGACATGACCACATTTATTGGCTTTAACACTATTGATCAATACAAAAAGTTCACGCTAACCGACTTTGATCTAATTCAACGAGACTTGCTAAATGCTTTTAGTATTCGTCAAGGTGAACTGCCTGGACGCCCAGGTTATGGCACTACTTTGTATGATTTTTTGTTTGAAAATCAAGTTGAACAAATTTCACAACAGATACGTGCCGAAGTGCAGCGGGTAGCAGGTGGGGATCCCAGACTCACTATCAATGACATACAAGTGTTTCCTCAAGAAAACGGAATATTGATACAACTTCAAATCACTGTTATCAATACCACTAATGCTGAAATTCTCAGTATATTCTTTGACGAGCAAACACGCAATGCCAGTTACGTATAACTGCGCCGTTTTTATTATTAATAAATAAAACACGGACGATACAAAAATGGCAACAACCACACGACAAACAGCAGTATTTGGTGTAGAAGATTGGAAACAAATCTACCAAACTTACCGCGAAGCCGACTTTCAAAGTTATGACTTTGAAACTCTTCGCAAAAGTTTCATTGACTATCTGCGTTTGTATTACCCAGAAACTTTCAATGACTACATTGAAAGTTCAGAATTTATTGCCTTGCTGGACGTCATGGCGTTCATGGGACAAGCACTGGCATTTCGTACCGACTTAAACACACGCGAAAACTACATTGACACTGCTGAACGCAGAGATTCAGTTGTGCGATTAGCAAATTTAATAAGTTATACTGCCAAGCGCAATACAGCGGCTGAAGGTTTTCTCAAAGTATTCAATGTTACCACAACTGAAAATGTTGTGGATTACAACGGTGTAAACTTGAGCAATGTCACAGTAAACTGGGCTGATCCCACCAACAACGACTGGCAAGAACAGTTTACTGCCATTATCAATGCCGCATTGGTAGACAGTCAAAAAGTAGGCCGCCCGGGTAATCGACAAACTATATTAGGAGTGGACACTGCTGAATATGGTATCAATTTGGTGTCAGGATTTTTGCCTGTGATTCCTTACACTGCCACAGTGGACGGCATCAGCATGCCGTTCGAAGCTACAACTTCTACTTCAGTTGGAAGAGATTATGTATACGAACCAGCCCCTACTCCCAATACAGTTTTTAACGTATTGTTTAGAAACGACCAGTTGGGATTTCAGTCAGCTAACACTGGGTATTTCTTTTTCTTCAAACAAGGTATCTTGCAAAATCAAGATTTTAACTTGACTGAACGAATTTCTAACCGCACAGTAGACATCAACGTCGAAGGCGTAAACAATGACGACCGCTGGTTGTTTCAGTTGGACAACATTGGTAATATCAGCCGTGAGTGGAAATACGTAGAAAACGTTTACACAGCAGCCGAACAACGCAACAATGTACTGCAACCCATTTACTCGGTAACATCAAGAGCCAATGACCAAATCACCATGATCTTTGGAGATGGTGTGTTTAGTGAGATTCCTGTGGGTATATTCCGTGCTTATGTTCGTGCATCAAATGGATTACAATACATTATCAATCCTGAAGAAATGCAAAACGTTGTGCTGCCCATCAGTTACACTGACCGCAACGGCAACTTGCAGACTATCACATTCACTTGCGGCATTACTCGTCCTGTAAGCAACAGCCAAGCACGTGAACCCATTGGTGAAATCAAACAACGTGCTCCTGCACGTTACTACACACAAAATCGCATGGTCAACGGGGAAGACTACAATCTCTTCCCTTACACACAATACAACAGTATCATCAAGAGCAAAGCATTGAATCGTGCATCAATTGGTACCAGTCGTTATCTTGACCTTGTGGACAACACTGGCAAGTACAGCTCAACTAACACATTCTCAAGTGACGGTGCAATTTGGCGTCAAAACATTTTGCCTACTATATTGTTTTCCTATATCAATCGTAACGATATTGCAGATATTATCACCAACCAGGTGCAACCAAGTATTGGTGGTCCTACTGTAAGACAGTTTTATTATGCCAACTTTCCACGTATTACATCAGCCACAACGCCTGATGGTATAACATGGTTGCCCGGCTATCAATGGCAACAAAGTACCACAATGGCCAATGAGACCACTGGATATTTTACCAATGCCACAGGAACACCAATTCCCATTGGCGATACCACCACCACAATGTTTCAGTATGCTATTGTAGGCAGCTTGATCAAATTTGTACCGCCCACAGGCTATTATTTTGATCGCAACAACCGACTGGTTCAAGGCACACCTATGCGAGCAGACGAACG